AGGATCAAGCCCGCGCGAGAGCGCTAACTGCCGCGTAGGCAGCTCAGAAAACTGTGTGATTCGTTGTCACCTCACTGCTGAAAAAGCAGACAAGGCCCCCGCGAGGGGGCTTTTTCATGCCGCATGCTCTGTACTAGAGCACGGGCTCGAGCCCATTGGATGATCTAGCTGCGCTATACGACAGACCGAGACGACCCGCAACATATACTCGCCCCTCGCGTAGCAGCTGGTAGTAGCGCACGCGGCTGACGCTGATCCCGATCCTGCGCAGCCCCTGGATCCGCGACTCGACTGCCAGCCCAGGCGTCATGTATTCCGCCCGCAAGCATGCTGCCGGCTGCCAGCCATCCTGCTGAGCCGCGAGCGCGCTCACGGCATCTTGTACATCGTCGGCTGGCGTCCGATCCCGCGTCGGCCCGGAGTAGTTGACGCGCGGCGCAGGGCCGCGGTACGTCATCATCGTAGCGACCGAAGATTGACGCGGGTAGCCGAGATACTCGGTCGTGCCGCCTCCATACTCTCTACCCCACTCCATCAGTCGCTGCTCTAGCTCAGCCGCTCGGCGCATGCGCCCTCCGCTTGATTTCTCTGTCGATCCACAGCAGGGAGCGCTGTAGGCCCTGCGCATGGCGCATTGCATCCGGTACTAGCTTGGTCCGCAGATCGTGCTGTACGAGCTTGAGCGCCGCCGTCGGCAACGCTCGAATCTGCTTGGGCGTCAGCTCGGTCATGCGGCCTCCACGCGTATCTCCAGCCTGGGCCGCTCACGATCAACGCCAGCGCGGTGGATCGACAGCCTGACGATTTGCGAGTCGTCCTCCATCACGCGCGCTGCTTGCAGTGCGTCCTGCGCCGCTTTGAGCAGGTTGTCCAGATCGCGCCGGCGTCGGTCGGGCATGTGCGCGTCGATGTGCATTGCAATCTCGCGGCGCCCGAATGACTGCACGCGCTCCAGCATCACGGTCTCAGCGACGCGAGCGCGGTATGCCCTACCCTCTCGGCTCAGCAGCGTGCGGCCTTGCCACTGCCGCCAGATCCGATTGGTCGACGGCGGAAACGGGATCGTGATCCTCATACCAGCTTGAGCCTCCCGGTCTCAATCAATCTCGCGTGCGTGCGCTTGATCGCCCGATCCATCAGCTGTCGACGCTCGGCTTGCGATAGATGGCGACCGTTATCAATTTCTCGATGACAGTCGGGGCACAGCGCTGCCGTGTTCCAGGGGCCGGACTTTTGCCCGACGCCGCGATCCTCGTTGCTGTGCGCTACCTGCACGCCGTGCTGTCCGCAGAGTGAGCACGTCTCCAACGACGCCACGGCCTCAAACCATCGGCGCTCGACAGCCGTGCTCATGCCACGCGCCTCCCGTCACCGAATGTCACGCCAGGCTCAACGAGATACCAATGCCGGCCTTTGTGGCTTGCGTTTTGCCCTGAGCAGCACCTGCTAATGCAACTACTATTAAAGCCTTCCCTCACGGCATCCATTGCTGACGCGTAGTACTTGACCTCTCCACTCCGAATGTCTTGGCTTACAACTGGCTTACTGGATGGATGCTCGGCACTAAAACGGCCCTTCATCGAATTTTTAATACCAAGTACGCGATAAGCGTGTCGTATATTCTCGCTGCGAGTAATCCACTCAAGATTCGATGCAACATTGTTTTGCCTATTTCCGTCCTTGTGATTGACTACTTGATCATCCGTATGCGCGCCGCAGAATGCCTCAGCAATAAGTCGATGCACACTGTATTTTTTGCGTGCGATCATCACTTGCAGGTATCCCGTGTTCTTGCAGACGAACGGCTTAAGAACTCGCCCCTCTACTAATCTCTTCCCACCTCGGCATGGGACAAAGCGGTTAACGCTGCGAACCTGACCGATCTCGCTTACCTCGTAGCCGCCAATCGTCCTTACCCATTCGACGCTCATCGTGAAAGCCTCACTTCGTTATCAACGGCCCACGCTTGGGCAAACTCGATCAACTCGGACATATCTGAAGCCCGCATACGTCGTGTCTGGATGCTTAGGTTGACGATGCTCTGGCCGTCCAGGCTCGGAACAACGCTGCCCTGGACTTTTCCTTCATGCCTCGCCCAAGCGTCGACCAATAAACGCTTCCAGCCCTCTGTATCGATCCAATGTCCGGCCCACTGTCGCTGCTGCGAGATGTCGTGACATATGGCGTGGAATTTGTCGTTCTGTTCCAGCGTGCGAGTGCACTGCTTCTCGTCGATGCGCAGCCTCACCGCCTTCCCGGCCGCGAGGAATTGGCGCACATACTCCTTCGCGCGCGACCAGCGCTCAGCCGCGTGCTCGGCATCGATGTACAGCGTCCGGGTCTCAGCCATCATCGTCTCCTGGATTGCGCAATGCTGTGCCAGTCATCCGCCGCAATGATCCGGTCCACGTCGATGCCGTCGAATAGCTGCGGCCTACCGATGCTCTTGCCATCCTCAACGGCATGCAGGACGCGCACGTCTCCGAACTGTGCCGACAGCTCATCGACCAGCGATGCCACGCCCGGGTATTCGCGCCTGTTACGCTCGCGCGATGCATCCGCTTTCGCGGCGTCGGCTCGGATGCGATCCAGCACGTCACTCATGCGCGAGATCTCCGAAGCGCATCGTTTCGGGCAGCCACGCCACGCGAATCTCGCCCGTCGGCCCGTGGCGGTTCTTTTCGACGCTGATGACGGCCTCGTTCTCCGGCGCGCGCTCGTCAGCCGTCGCAGGGCGAAACAGCGTCAGGATTTGATCGGCCTCTTTCTCGATCTCCGACGAATCGGAAAGATCACCCATGCCAGGTTGACGTCCCTCCGCTTGCCTTCCGACCTGCGCGAGTGCGATGACCGGGATATCGAGATCGCGTGCCAGATTCTTGAGTCCCTGCACCACTTCCCCGACGCGCTCGGCCTTGTTGGCCTTAGCGCTCGTCGTGGAGTGCTGGATGCGCTGGATGTAATCGACGAGCAGCACGCGGATGTTGGCCTGCTGCTTCCACTTCCGCGCGATGCGCTGTACGTCGGCAATGGTCGGCGCACTGCGGTCGTAGATCAGGCAGGTGCGATCGCAAAGCTCCTCGACAGCCATCGAGAGCCTCCGCAGATCGTCCACGCCGAACCGGCCATTGCGCATTCGCTCCGCCGGCACGTGCGATTTGATCGACATCACCCGTGCGCCGATTTGCTGCACCGGCTGTTCCGCGGTAACGATGCCGGAGGGCAACGAGCATGCCACTGCGAAGTTGAGCAGCAACGCAGTCTTGCCCTGCGACGGCCTGGCGCCGACGACGATCAGATCCGAGTCGTGCCAGCCGCCAAGGATGCGATCCAGCGCCGACAGCCCCGACGGAATGCCCGGGATGCGGCCACCCAACTCGCGTGCTCGCTCCGCCTCCGCATATGCCAGGCTCATGGCCTGCCGCAGCGTGTACTCACTTCGCGCCTCGACCTTTTGCAGCGCCATCAACCCGCTCACACCGCTGTCCAGCAGCTCCGCGCCGGATTGCTCGTCGCCATACGCCTCCTCCACGAGCCGCATACCCTGCTCGATCACCTGCCGCCGGATGGACTTCTCGCGCACGATGTCGGCGTAGGCGGCAATGTTCGCGGCACTCGCGGTGTTGTTCGCCAGCTCGATCAGGTAGCCGGCACCGCCGACCATCTCGGCCAGGCCGTTGGCCTCGAACCAGTCGCCGAGCGTCACTGCATCGCAGGGCACGCCGCGCCCTGACAGCTCCAGCATGGCGCGGTAGATCGCTCGGTGCCGTGCCTCGTAGAAGTCGCCCTCCACCAGCCGGTCGGCCACCCTGTCCAGCGCCTCAGGCACCAGCATCAGGCCGCCCAGCACCGCCTGCTCGGCCTCGGTCGAGTGTGGCGGCACCCGCACGCCACGCTGCCTGGCCACCGTCCGCAGCACGGAGCTCATGGCGCACCTCCAAGCCCGTAGTCGGTGCTACTGCCCTCGCCAAGCTGCTTCCGCCGTGGACCCGGCCGCGGGGCGGCTGCGCCGGGAATCCCACGGGCGTTGCGCACCCAGTTGCGCCAGGTCGCCGACCAATCGAGCTTGACCCCGTCCTTCCCAGGCTTGGCGATCCAGTAATCCCGGAATCGTTCGATCTCGGCGTTCACGTCGAGGTCGGGGCGTGCGTCTCGTGCCCACCGCAGTTCGTCCGGGGTTGGTTGCCAGCCAGCAGAGAGGCGCGAGCCACGTTTTCGTGGCGAGCCTATCTCCTGTTCCTGTTCCTGTTCCTGTTCCTGTTCCTGGCTTCGTAGGGGCTTGGAAGGGGCTTCCAAGGGGCTATCTGTGTTCAGGCAATAAGCCGCGCCGTAAACCTCCAAGAACCGCGCCATCAAGCCATTTGGCATCTTCATGAGATCTTTCTTCAGGCCGTCAACGCGCCTGTCGGAAGGCTTGAGAGCGTCAGCGATCTGGAATCGCGCCATCTGGATCACGAATACGTGCTCGGAAGCCTCTTCGTACTCGCAAAACCCCTCTTCGATGAGCCTTGCAAGGGCCTTGGAAGCCCCTTCTATGCCGAGCCCCGTCTCGTGCGCCATGTACATCAGGGGGCAGTAGAAAACGCCCGTCATGGACGAGTGTGGCGATGTCATCAGATACATAGCGAGCAGCTGCGCTGGCATATCACCGCGCAGGGCCTTGCCGGTGCTACCGGTCCAGAACTTTGGGCTCACGACTCCGTAGTCACGCATCAGCGCGGCCCTCCATCAAAGCGAAGCGCCGCCTGGGGGCATCCAGGCGGCTCGGCGAGCGCAGCCATGGCACTGGCTATCTCTTCTGGTGAATGCTCGCGCTGCGCTTCCTGGAGTGCCTCCAGCGCATGCGCACGTTGGCGCGCGAACCACGCATCGGAACGTATAGGCATCATGCGTTGCCCCCAGCGACATAGCGCGCATGCTCGGCAGGCTTGCGGATGCGCAGGCGCTTGGCCTCTCCTCTGCGGACCATGCCGATCAGCGCGCTGTGCACGGCCTCGTAGGGCTTGCCCAGGCGCACTGCGATTTCCGGAACCGTCAGCGGGCGCTCGCGGATCAGCGGCAAGATCAGCTGGAAGGTGTCGGCTCGGCGGCTCATGCGGCCCTCGCGGTCTCGTCAGCGGGCACTACGCCGTAGCGACGCGACGTGATCTCGGTGATGCAAGCGCGGCAGCGGGCAAACGACACGCGACCGTGGACGACGGGGTAGTACTCACACGTCGCCGGGTGCCAAGCGTCGGCGCCGTAGCCGAGCTTTTCGCAACGCGGGCACAGCCGGTATTCGCCGTCGGGGCGAGATTGGAATCGGATGGTCATGCCTTCACCTTGGTCGTGATGCGAGCTGCCAGCTGCTCCATGCGGGCCACGAGCTGACTCTGGGCCTTGACCGACTCCGCAAACGTGCGTTGCAGGTTGGCGTACTCGTCCTCCGGCTCGATGGGCTGAGGTTCGGCGTAGCCGGCGTCCTTTGCGATGTAGGCCATGCCGGCGTGGCAGCCAATGGCGCGAGATTCCCGCAGTAGCCAGAGCACCTGCTCCAGGCACAACTTGTCCTTGCGCGCCGGGTTCAGGCAGTCAAGCAGCCACTTGCCAGCGTCCTGCGGCCCCATCTCCGGGCGCATCTTGTGGCCAACAACCTTGGCCCCGCCGAGTGCGCGCACGCAGTCGGTCAAGGCCTGCCAGATGTCTTCGTGGAAGAGGCTT